TCCGGACCCGAGCCAAGGCCCGGGCGCAGCAGGTCACCGTGCCAGTGGGGCCAACGGCTCCACTGCCCAAGCCAACTGAGGAACAGATCCTAGCGTGTTCCTTAGCCAACCCAGAGTCTTGTGAGATGTGTTCAGGCTAACCCTGAACACAAGGGTGCGTTCAGGCTAAACAATTTCCAAACTAAATTCAAGATGAAAAATTGTTGCCGGACAGGGGCCAAAAACAAGAAGTGTGTGAGGTCCTCCAACAAAAAGGTTTTCAATTTACCTCGTAAATTCGCAAAGCTTATGTGCCTGTTGGGACCTATAAAGGGATTCACCATGCGTGCAAGTTGTGCACCATATAAAAATTGTAAGAAGTAATGGACCCCATATGGAGGTTACTCCCGGATCACCTGGTCCTTAGGGTCCTTGAATTTTCAGATGAAATTGATCAAAGGGTCGCTTTCAAGATTTCTCCCAAAAAATTGGTCCTTCCAAAAAATTTACAATTTAGAAATGAAATTGTGTATGACCATTTTTCAAAGACCATGTGGGATTTTACTGGACTGTCCGAAGCAGATCACCCATATTGGATCACTAGAAAGGGTATCAAGTTTTCCCAATACAGGTCTGATGGTGACCTCTATATTTTCAATATAGGATCGGAAGATTACCAGATGACCATGTTTTCAGGTGAGATGCAGATAGGTCCTAGTATATGTAGGAATCATATAGTCATAAATAAAAAGGTTAAATTTAAATAAAACATGAATACAGAAATTTGGAAGAATTTACCACAAGAATTGATCCGAAAAATAATTGAATGGTCCGACCCAACTATAGATGTTCAATTATGTTTCAAAATTCCACCAAAGAAAATTGATGAAGCAAAAGCTTGGAGACTTTGGTACCTTCTCAAGTCCCATGATGGACTCATTTACAATTTAGAATCAAAAACCCTTCACAATTTTCGTGTACAAGGATCTCATATAATCAGAAGACCCATAGAACTGAACTATCACACGGCGGGCCTATGGGTCTTTAATGACACCGGAGACGAGCACATGATTGAAATAATTTCACCCGGTGGTTCTTTTCACTCAACCTTATCAAGTGATCACTGGGCGACGGAAATGCGGGTCCTGCTCAGAGGTTCTGGACTTGCTAGGGCCTTGAATTACTCTTCATGCACGTGACGTCGGCTTGACAAACCGGTTGGCCATGCCTCGCATTTCAGTCGTGTGCCACAACTTGTTCGTCCAGTTTTGCCAGTTGTTCTGGGATGTGCCGTAGCGTCCGCGCTCTATGCCCATAGCGTAAAGATTACGGCGGATCTGTGAACTCGTCGCATTGCGGACAAGCTCACTCACCACCTGATTTCTCATACCGTGTAGGCGGATCAGAGCCTTCTTGTGAACATTCACCGCCGCACGTCTGGCGTTCACGTAGTTCGGGTCGCGAAGAGCGTTCAGGGCCTTGGCCTGCTCATAGAGTCGCTTCTTTTGAGCATTGTGGCGTTTGTTTGCATTTCCCGTGGCGGCGTTTAGTTTTGTGACGAGCGCGAGTAGCGCGGCGTTCCGGCGCTTAGCTGCCGCCTCCTGTGCACGGAGGTTGCGTGCAGTTGCCGACGAGAGCTTCACAGTCTGGCGCAGTTTGTTCCAACGCTTCATGGCGGTGTTTGATCTCTCGTTGATGGGCAACAGGCCCGAGACGCGGCGGGTCGCGCTTGGTAGGTACGCACCAGGTGATTGCCCTTTGATAGTGCGACCCATTAAGTACTTAAAAAATGCGGACATTTTAAATTGAATGGTGCTCTGGTCTGAAATAGATAAAAGTCTTATTGAGACAGTGACAACCGGTAAAGACCGTACAAAATTCAAGTATAAAGACGCACCCCTGCGGTTTCAGATTCCGCGTGGCATGTGCACGTGGGGCGTCAACGCATACAAGAGCTTCAACATAGATCTTTCAAACCAAGAATTCATCACGTGGTGGCGCGACCTTGAAACGACCCTGTGCCCACAAGAGCCTTTTAATACTAATCTCAAAGGTGCGTCTCTGCGTATTAAGATTGATGACTCTGCATATGTTTTTGACGAAAATTCAAAGCAGATCTGCCCTGAAATCAAGGAAGGTCTGTTTAGAGGTCAAGAGGTATCATGTCTCGTGGACATTGATTCAACTTATTTTTTCAATGGAAATTGGGGACTGACGGTGCGCGTTTATCAGATCAAGACGCTGACCGAGATGTGCGAAGAGACGACCGCCGCACCGTCTTCTTTACCGAAGGGGACTTGCGCTTTTTTGCCGGAGACCGACGCTTATTGAGAATTTTATTCAGTATTTCACGGCTTGTGAAATACTTGAGTCCATGGACTGTAGGCATTACAATTTACTTGGAATAAATCTCGCGCGCCTTGGCCAGAAGTGGGCCCTGCACAAGGGCGAACCCCTTGATACCCAGCGCCTTCTTAGCCTTGGCCACAGCCTGAATCCATGGGTTCTTCTTCTCATCCTTGGATTTAGCCTTGCTCACAATCTCACCAGTCTTCTTGACCATCTTCAGGTCCTTCTTCTTGAGGCCGCCTGAGGTCTCGGTGGCATTGCCATGGTACACTTGGGCGCGGGAACCGACAGTCATTTATTATGAGGCGGGATTTTTATTTAGGGACTACTTTCTGGATTTATTAATTGTGGGACGTTTGATACTATTCATGAAAGCAGCGAGGTATATTTCACGATAAAGAGCGTTGGCGCGCGTCATTGCGGCGCGCCTGCGGGCAGCGGCGTTATTGCGCTGCTTCATGAGACGGGCGTTACGCTTGGATGCTGGGCTAAGGCTCTTCGCCATATATTACACGCGGAATATCTTGCGCAATGCGTGGATGGTTATCCGGGTCCGCGACGCGTTGGGGACCTGCGTCGCCAGCTTGGGGTCGTTGAGCACCTCCGCGCACACCTTGGCCTTGCCCTCCTGCAGCTGCATGATGGACTGCTCCACTGAAGGCAGTGGCTCCACCCCGTCTTCTCCCGTGTAGATGAGGCGCCGCACCACCACCTTCTGCGTCTGTCCCGTGCGATGCGCGCGGCCGATCGCCTGGAGCTCCGTCGCTGGGTTCCACGCTGGGCAGGTGATGTAGACGCGCGTCGCCTCTTGGAGGTTGAGGCCGACACCACCCGCCTTGATCTGGATCAGAAACACTGAATTTGCAGGCCCCTTTTTGAAGGCGGAAATGCGCGCCTCGCGCTGCTCCTTGGATACCGAGCCGTCAATACGCTGCGTAGTGATGCCCTCCTCAGCCAGCAGCTCCTGGATGCGGTCCATCTCCCCCATAAATTGCGTGAATATGAGCGCCTTTTCTTTGGGGTGCGCTTTGATGCTCTCAATCAGCACCTCCATCTTGCGCGAGCGCCCTAGCCAAGGCTCGGGGTCGGAGTCTGACTTGAGCGCGATGCCGTCAAGGTAGAGCTGCGGCCAGGTCATCACCTGACGCGAGCGCAGCAGGCACTCCAGCAGCTCCATCTGATGCAAGTTCTGCGTACCCGTCTTGATCACGTGACTCACAATAGCCTGCCCATTCTCAAACACCTCCTTATAGAGCGCGCGCTCCTCAGGGTGCATTTCCAGCTCTAGGTTCTGGAAGTCGCAGGGAGGCAGCGCCAGTCGTGCGTTGTGCATGGCGACGCCGTCCTTGGTTCGCCGCAGAACGTACATCTCGCGAATCTTGTCACTGTAGCCCTGCACAACCTCGCGAGGAATACCCACGAAAGCGCACAGCGCCACAAAGTCCTTGATGGAGTTGAAGACGGGCGTACCAGACACCACCCAGCGAATAGGCGCCTTGAGAGCGTTGCATGCGATGTGCCCCTTGCTCTTGCGGTTGCGAATCTCGTGGCCCTCGTCAAGGATCACGCGGTCCCACTCTACGGCTAGCAGCGCGCACGGCGGCGAGCCGCGGCGCTGAGGCATAACCGAGTAGGGCGCGACCACCACGTCCGGTAGCTTTAGAGGCAACTCGCGCTTTGCACCGTCAAATGCGTAGGTGGTGAGACTGGGCGCAAACCGCTTGATTTCAGCACACCACTGCCCCACAATAGACTTGGGCACGATAATAAGCGTCTTGGGTTTGGGGTTAACGAGCATAGTCGCGATAAGCTGCACGGTTTTGCCAAGGCCCATTTCGTCGCATAGGAAGCCACCAGGGTGGTTAGATGCGAGCTCGCGTTGCACAAGCCATTTGACGCCCTCGTGCTGGTACGGCGAGATGAGGCGTGTCTTGAGCATGGCTGCTTTTGCGTGTGAAAGACGTGAAACCGACCCAAACCCTAAGCTGCACAGGACACGTTTTTTTCTGGGTCTTCAGTAGGACAATGGCGAGTGACGAACTCGTACAGAAAATTTTAACTATAGTTCGTACCAATTTGAACCCTCGTCAAGGTCTTGCTAATCTCAAGAAAAATCAGGATATAGTTCCTGGTATTATGAAGATTATAAAGGACAATCTCGGTGAGGCGCCAACTGTCGTTTCTCACGCACCTGTAAATGACGTAAAAATTTCAATTCTAAAGTTGGTTCAAAATAAAATCAAAATTCCCCCAAAAGTGGCCACGGCTGTCAACACTAAAATGGAAAAGGAGGGGAACAAGGGTTTTTTCAAAACCATCTTAGGATTTTTCTCGCCTAAAAATAAGATGGCGAGTTACGGCCCGGGAGCGCAGCCCAACTTTATTGAGGCTAAAGTAACGGGTAAAAATAACCAAGGACGACCCACTTATAATCAGGTCGCCCCCATGCCAGGATATGTATTTACTACACAGGGTAATAAGACTGGCTGGTTCAAGAATACGGGTGCTGCTGTCCTTCCCGGCCTCCCGATCGCCCCCGTGGCCCCGGTCGGTCCCAAGCCCCCCGTCAACGTACCGGCCGCTCCGCGCAACTACACCAAAATGGCCCTCAAAAACCTATTGAACGCTCGCAGAAAGTACCCTGACAATAAGGAGGCCATTGCAAAAGCTATACGCAAGATTTTTGATGATGAATTGCGTAGTGTGAGATATGATGGCCGTACAAAGCGCGCTCGGCGCATCGGGGACATGCTCCGTATTTTGCCCCGTAATTTCAACGGGCGACGTAACGCAACGGCGCTCGTGATTGACGACATCCGTAATACTCGGAACAAAACAAACCTTTCAAATTTAAAATCAAATTTGGGAAGCGTTCCCAATGACGATGTTCGTAAAGCGTTTGATGAGCAGCGCCGCCGCCTTGAACGCCGTAAGAGTCAGTACGGATATGAAAACGAGTATCGGGGTCGTGGCGAGCGCGAACCCCGGAGATTTTCTCCACGCCGTTCTGGAGAGAGCAATTCCAACTATGGTAGAAGACGTGAAGAGTACAACAGAAATGAGATGCGCCGTCGGCGTGAAGCCCATTCTAGAACTGAAATTCCTTCTTCAGGTGGAAACGCTGGGTTCCGTGGAAACGCCGCCCCCCGCGGGAACATGGGACCACCTCCCATCCCATCAAATGAGCAGCGCGCGATTAACAACGCAGGCGGCGCGACGAGAGCTCTTAACAGAATTGCGAACGTTCCAGGGGGCGCCCCTGAGGTGGCGAAGGCGGCCGAGGCACTCAATGAAACGAATGGAAACGCGGCCAAGGCTATTTTCATCAAGGGTGTGAGCCCCGCGGCAGTTGAGGCGGTGAAGAACTTGGGAGGTCCTACAAATGCAGTGAACGTTCTAACGGGGCTGAACACCATGTCCCAAAAGCCCGAGACCCGGGTCCGCAAGACGACGCGGGCCCGCAAGTCAAAGAAGGTTCTGCGCCCACGTGTCGCAGAACTGAACCGCGTAATTAATGCAGTGAAAAAACAGCGTCTTATTTCTTTGGTGGCCCACAACATCACGAAGACGAACAACATCCACCCCAACGACGAAAAGCTCAAGAAGTACTATAAGAAGGTTATCAAGGCGAATATCCTTCGCAGGCCTTTTGCGAATATTGTCAAGAAGGCGGCGAAAAAACGTGTCGCGTGAGGGCCAGTGAATGTAAAGAACTTCAAGAAACAAGTTGAAAATGAACGCATCCTTTGATTACATTCTGCAGGTGAACGCGATTCGCCAAGAAATTCTGAAAAGTCACCCAGAGCGCCCACCACCGTCATGGGTTCGCATCACCACCATCACGATGTGCTCAAAATTTCTTCAGGAAATTGATTTGAAGAAGTTTCGGGAAAACTTCACCAAGCTGGGCTCGGTGACCGTGCGTCGGCAGGGGTCTCGGTTCCGCGGCTTTGAGTGGAAGATGAAGGATACTGCGTTTTATAACCAGGTGACAATAGGTTATGAAGATCAGTACTCGCGCAAAAGCATCAAGATTTTCCCGAACGGCTCTATTCAGGTGGCGGGGTGCTCAGACCTGTTTGACTGCCGTCGCATCCTGCGTCAACTCTCCTTTATTTTGAAGGTGGTTCTTGAGTTGGAGAGCGACGCACCGGTTGACTGCGCCAGCGTCAAGATGATCAACACGAACTTTTCGTTGAATTCGTCTGTAAATTTGAATAAAATCATTCACAAGTTTTCGCAGATAAATGGAGTCAAGGTGACGTTTGACCCAGATCGTTACAGCGCCGTCAAGTTGAAGTTCACCCCCAAGCCGGAACAGAAGCAGGTGACCGCGAGCATCTTCAGCACCGGCAAGATCATCGTGACGGGCGCGCAGACATTGGAGGAGATCGCAGGCGCGTATGAGCTGATAAACAAGACGATAGATGCGAGCATCCTCGTCAAGCCGGTTGCAGAGCCGGAGCTGTTTGAGACGATCATGGGGGCGCGGTTTGAAGAGTGGGTTCGGGTACTGGACAAAACTGCTGCAAATAAAATGTAATCAAGTATTAAATGTCACAGCGTTATGGCATGGCCGATGGCCGCTGCATTACCGAGTTCACGTCCAGCCGCATTATGAATGACCAGTTTATGGCCGAGAACAACATTGCGTTCCAGGATAACTACAAGTACCGCACTCTCCTCCAGGAGAAGGGCCCAGACGCCTTTAGCCTCCCGATAAAGAACGCCGCGTGCCGTACCGGACAGGTTGTGGTTCTGGTTGAAAATGAATAAAATTGTTACTTAATATAAATGTCTTGGGCCGTCGTTGTTATTTTGGTCATATTACTTATCATCTGGATGGCCCTCACTTTCACCAACCAGCTGTGCGTAGGCCCAGTTGGTTTCGGTCTGTGCTTCAAGTCCCCTGACGACCCAGCGTGCCCAGTCTGCCCAGCGCCCGTGGCGCCACCAATGGAGCCCCCTGTTACCGGCCCAGCCGCCGCAGGAACATCAACTTACGAAATGGAACCTTATTCCAAGTAAAGGAAATAAACGTATTTAATGTATGAAGATTGTTATTGACGGTAACATCGGGTCTGGGAAGACGACCCAGTTGAATCTTCTTGAAAAAAAGGGACTACGAGTTCGCCGGGAGCCCATTGATGAATGGCCTCTCGAGGAATTTTATGAAGATCCGATCCGTTGGTCTTTCTATTTTCACATGGTTATCCTGCAGACGCTTCGGCCTATCAAAACCCAGGAGACGGTCATTTACGAGCGATCACTTCTCAGCTCCAGGTGGGTGTTTTGGCCGGTGCTGCTCAAGAAGGGGGTGGTGACCAAGGGTGAAGATGCAACGTACGGCAAGTTTTATGATCAGTTTGCCTGGTATCCTGATTTGTATATTTTCCTTTCTAAAAATCCAGAACTTGCATGGGAGCATATCCAGCAGAGACATCAGACGGGAGATTCTGGCATCACAAAGGAGTACTGGCTTGAACTTGACGCCGAGTACAAAAACCTTCTAAGATCTGTACCGTGTAAAGTTTACGTCATCAACGCCAATAGGACTGTGGAAGAAATTCACGAAGAAATCTCTAAGATTATTTCAGCGGAAAATGAATTGTTCTGCTCTGACCCTAGGCGGAGCAAAATGCAAACAAAAAGCGGTGGAGGACGGGAAGTGTCGTGCACATCTTTCCAACACATGTGCCGTTTGTCTTGAGGTGACCAAGAGAACGGACAAGAAACTCAGATGCAAACACATGTTTCATCAAAAGTGCATCATGACGTGGTTTGAGACGAGCATAGAGTGCCCACAGTGTCGCATGGAACAGGATGACGACCCTATAGTTATTTTTCGCAAAAATGTGGAGGAGAATATTCGTGAAAAATACCGTGACGCAATCAGGTCACTCGAAACAGAAGTTCAACGCGCGCGGCGATCTCGCTAGTAAACTAATACGTGAATAGAATAATGACCACGAGACCAAGGTGTGGGGCCCAAACTTTATCAGGGGATCAATGTAAACAATTTACGAAAGACAATCAAGAAAGATGTTGGCAGCACCAAGGTACTCAATGCTCAGTATGCCTTGCGTATATGGGTGGTCAAAGTTCTTCTCGTAAATTGGATTGTGGTCATGAATTTCATATAAAATGTCTCAACCGTTGGAAAACCTCGTGTACAGGTCCCGATCCCACCTGTCCCATGTGCCGAGTGCCGTTTGACGTTCCAACGTACAGGTGCCGACTCATCATAGAAAGAACCCAGGATTCTCTGAGACACACATCTGATTTTAACACGTCAAATATCACATCAATTATGGATGGATTTGGAATTGATTTTAGGCAGCTTATTCCTTCCAACGGAAGGTTTTACACAGACATCCAGTTCGACGTTGATCCCACCGAGGCTCTCCAGGAAATTCTCAGAGAGCTCGGCCTACCAGCCCCGCCAGAACATTTTGCTGCTTAGAACCGTTGCGGTTTGCATTGTTGCCCGTCTTGGCGAACCCACGCCGAACCCCATACGCGGAGCAAAATTTGGTATAGTGAAAACCTGGCTTGAAAACTCTGTCTGCTTTCCGCGGGTCGGCGATTGTTTTACCCGAAGCATCAACAATAAGTGGCCCCCCAGCCCACCCCGTCTTGTGACTCCATAATTTTACTGGAAAATCAATAGTCTTACCCGGAGACAATTTCACATTGTTTGACGCACTATACTTTTGGAGCACACGAAGGTTGTTGGGACCTTGTGTAGGCTTTTGTGATTTTTTAAGAGCTTCAAGATTGTATTTACCCAGGATATGGAGGTCAGTATTTTTATTTGCAATGCGACCATTATTAGCATTCGCGGAGTAACGCCCTTTACCCACCGCATCTGAGATTGTTTTGGGTGTTACACGGAAAAACTTGGCGAGTCCAGACACTGTATCCCCAGGACGGATTTTATAACGAATTCCGCTAATCTCTTTGTACCAGTGAAAGTCTCCGGTAGAATTTCCAAAGTCGTTAGATGGGGCGACGAAACACATCACCTTGTAAAACCCGGGACGGGGTTTGGCACCAGGACTACGCATCTTGTACACGTTTCCAGGATTGTCGCCCAGGACGCGTTTGGCTATTCCAGTGCACGTCGTGAAGGTCAGACCGTTCGCCTTGTTCCCACTACGGTCACCAGGGACGCTCTTAGAAGTCCTTTTAGACGAGTATGAACCGAACGCATAGTCATAACAGTTATCATGCACGACACCGTTCGTCCCCCAAGGTGCCCACGTATATTTGGGTGCCCATGGATTTGGAGCTCCTTTAGTCACCGCTATTTTATTAGATTTTTTAGCCGGTGAAAGACGGGCTTTTGCCCCTATATTATATCCAACGTAACTTGTTAGTTTATTAAAGTTCTTGACTCCAGCCTTGATTTGGTTTCCTCTCTTGGTTCTCAGTACGGGCTTCTTTTTCAGGACCTTAATGGCCGCGACCCCAGTCTTGTACTTTACCATCTTATTATTAGGGACTTTTTTTCTTGCCCACTAATAAAAAGATGTTGAACATTCTCCAGTCTCGCACCCAGAAGGAGATGATTTACAACCTGATTGTGCTTGCTATTTACATTGTGATTATGACCCTTGTCCTGCGCTTCCTGTGGAACCAGTCGCTGGTCAAGCACGTGAGCATCTTCAAGCCACTAGACTCTCTGTGGCAGACCTTCCTGCTGGCCGTGGCTGTGGCTGCATTCAAGTGCTAAGCAAATAATTTAAAAATTAAAAAATGCCCTTCGGGGCTGAAGAAAAGCGCGGCTTTCCTTCAGACCTCCGTGTACCCAACCTTGACCACGTTGTCAACCAGCAGAGTCGGGAAACCCGACACGAAATCAGGACACTGTTCACCCTTGCAGTCCACGAACGTGTATGGCAGACCGTTGTCAATCAGGTACTTCTCCTGCTTCACACACCATGGGCACGCCTTGGAACCGTACACGATGACGTTGCCCTTGTCTGGGGGCGTCAGCATGTCACCGAAAGAGACGGCGCGGAACGTGAGCAGGAGGATGGCGAGACCGAGCAGGGCAAACAGAATCATATCCTTGAGCTTCATCATTTGCTTTAAACGGAGAAAATCCTTTTGGCTATATTCGCCTTTGAGCGAAGACCCTTGGTGTTGACGCCTAAACGTACAGCCAGCGCCTTGAGATCATCCATGGAATAATGAAGATTGGCATAGACCCAGCGAGCACTATTCGTAGACTTGACCTTGGCGCGGCCTGAAGAAGGGCTCAGTTTGTAATTTGGGCGCTTAGCTGGGCTCTTGGCCTTGGGTTTTGGTGGTGGGCCTAGAGGGCTCAGAGGGGGTGGAAGATTGGCTCTGGGTTTAGGTGGGCTGGGAGTGAAAGGAGGCTGGTTGCGTCTGAGGCGGTTTTCAAGTACGTTGATGGCCTTGATGCGCGCCCTACTCCATGCGTTGTGAAAATTGGCACCCGACGCAGAACCTGCATTCTTCCATATTTTCTCCACCATTTTATTGAATTTAGCCGTTTTGAAGAGGGCCGGGGGCACCTGCACCTTTTTCTTGGGTGGGCTCGGTGCCTTTGCGGGCTTCGGTGGGCTCTTGAGCTTGCGCAGAAGCGCCTTGGCCGCGCGTAGGTTATAACCTGTGATGCGCGGTTTGGGCTTGGGCCGCGGAACAGCCTTGAGCTCCGCTTTGGCTTTGCGGAGTTGCAGACTCGTGATGAGACGCACGGGCTTGCGGATATTCTTGGCCTTGAGCTTCGCCTTCACCTTGACGAGATTTGCGGAGAAGACGCGTTTGACCTTGACGGGCTTGAGCCGCGCCTTGACCGCCTTGAGGTTAAGTGACATCACGCGTTTCTTTCCAGTGATGAAAGGATTATTCAGAATTTGAGCCAGTGATGGGAGACCTGGGCACGGGTCATCGTACTTGAGGCGCCATTCCGAGACGTGTGTGTCCTTGGATCCACGATATCCAGGTGGCACCGCCATCTTTAAAAACTCTATCGCCTTGGGGTGGTCCGCCGGTGAGTGCTTCTGGGCCCATGCAAGTAATTCATTCAAAAATAGGTGCTGGTCGTATCTTTCATCGGTCTTGGGGCCAACACCCCAGAATGACGCCGTCTTGGTACCATTAGCCGTGTTCACTGCGGGATTGGTGCCAGACTTTTTCAGACGGGACCACCCAAAGTCGCCTATGATGAATCCACGATCCGCGACAAACACGTTCTGCATGTGAAGGTCATTGTGTCTGAAATCTGGGTACTTTGATTGGATCTTAAAAAGGGCCCCGAGAATGTCTGAAATGATGTGGGCCATCATACCGTCAGTTACATGGGCCTTCGTTTTCATCCACGAATCAAGTGAGCCACCGGTGGCGTATTCCATGAGGAGGATGCCCTGTTTAGACTTGTCGTAACGCACCGAGTTCTGAACATTAGGCATGTCCATCTGTGTCGGTGTAATGAAGTTCTCACATCGCATACTCTTGTAGAGGCGTACGACATTGGGCGTCAAAATTTGAACGGCGTCCTGAATTTTGTATTCTATGTCAACCGGTTGGGGCTCGCCACGCTTTGCGGCCATGAGGTCGCGGGGCGCAACCTTCACGGCGAAAGGTCGTTTACTGCCGCTGCGCAGCGCCGCCGCAAACACTATACCCTGACGACCCTTTCCAAGTGGCTTCAACGAATCAAGAGAGGATTTGAGATCATCACACGTCATGGCCCATTCGTTCTTTATCAGTCTTGGCGGGGATCTTTTGAAAGGGACGAGCTTGGGTGCTGGATACCTCCAACCACCGGGAGGTGGCTTAGGAGGCGGTGGTGGTGCGTATTTGTACTTGGCTCCTGGTTCGGCGCGTCGGTAGAATAAAATTCCTTTTTGATTTACAAAAGGAATAAGGACTTCTTTAGGAGACGGGCCTGCTGCACGTGCGCCGCGCTTACCCTTGTAACGCGTTGGGTTCGCCACCTTGTTCGGGTGCGCCTTGAGCCACGCGATGGCCTGTCCCTTGCTGACGATGTGGGCGGGAATGTTAATCTCTGTGTTACCGGCGTTGTTGCGACGAAACACATAGTGACGACCATTACGGTTGGAAATTGTAAATTGTCTGGAGTTTATCCAGCTCATTATATCCTATTACACATATTTTTGTTATAATTCAAAGTCGGGGATTCGGCCAAGTCCGTAGGACTTGTACTTGGTGGGGAGGACAGTTCCTTCGGAACTGGGTCTGTTACTCCGCATCGGGGTCGGTCTCGTACTCAATCTCGTCGGCAGCCTCGGATCCCTTGTCGGAGACGGGGTCGTCCGCGGGTGCGAGAAAAGCGCACGGCTTCAGCTTGTTGGTCGGAGCGAACATGACCTGGTGGACGCGGATGGACACGCCAACGCCAGCCGGAGTGCGCCAAATCTGGTTAATCTCCACAATCGCGCTCAGGGCCTGACCCTTCTCCAGGTCGGTCAGGGGCACAGACTGACGCGCAGAGTTGTATGCCTCGGTAGCAAGCGAACCGTCCTTGATGTTGGTGATCACCTTGAGGTTCAGGACCGGTGCGTAACCCTCCTTGGTGCTCGGCTTGACGGGCGACTTGTACATGCCCTCAGAAATCACCTCACGACTCATCTTCTTGCCAAGCAGCTCCTCCGAGTGCTCGGTGATGAAGTCCAGGACCCGCGCGTCCAGCTTGGCGAACGCCTCAAGGATCTCAGGCTTGTCAAGGCTCAGAGGAAGCGTGTAGCTGACGCGACCGGTGCCCTCGTCCTTGTACTCGCTCAGGCCAAAAGGCGCACGCAGCTGCGGCAGCTGGAAAATGAGCTTGCCACCACCAAGTGCGTTCAGGTAGACCGCCTTGCCACCCTTGGCGTTCTTGCGCACATCGGAGAAGGAGACGTTGGAGGCGTTGAAAGTGGAAAACATCTGGAGAGCCATTGCTTCTGTTCTACTTGTTCTACGGTTGGTTCCTTTATGTGGCGTCAACAGCACACTTTTTTTCGTTGTGTACAGTAAACTATGGCGGGATTGTTCGCCAAAATGAGCGGTCAGGAGCCAACCCTTAGTGGCTCTAATCAACTTCAGAAGTCCCTTGTGAACTATATTAACAAAGTCAACACCATCATAAGAAACAAGGGGGGCGTCACAAACGCCAATGTGAGAGCCCTGCTTTCAAATCGCGTTGGGAATTCCAACAAGTTGGTGAAAAATGGTCTGTCAAATGGACTTGCCAACATCATTTCTGCATCCCGTGTCAAAGGCCCTGCTCCAAATGATAAACAACCCAACACAACTCCAAATAATAAGCAGCGCAAGCAGCTCATTCTCAACCAGGCCCTTGCCGAGATCAACAACGCCGGCAACAATATGAATAAGCTTCGTGGAATTAAGACCCGTCTGAACAACGCCGGTTTCAGCCCGCAGAACGCTTCTGAAAATGCCCGTGCTAAATACAACAGTCTGAACGCACGCATTACCGCTAACCAGGCGCTCCGTAACGCCAATACCCTGACCAACCGCACAAATCAGGCTAAAATTAACAAGATTCTGAACAACCTGCGCAGAGTTCAGACGAGCGTTCCAAACAATCTGCGCCCCAGAATCGCCAATAAGATTGGCCAAGTTGAGCGGTTGAGCCTTTTCAAACCTGTTGAAAATCCCAACGCCAATAAGAACGCGCGCGCTGCAGCGGCTCTGGTCCGTCTTTGGGGCCATGCCGGAGTCGGCTCTCGATCAAACACAGCAAACGGTAAGTTGAACGCGATCAGCTCGGCGCGCGCTAACCGCAACCTGAATTTCACAGGGATCACCCGAGCGAACTTGAACGCCATCTTGAACAATCCCAACTTTGCACCCCCAAGCAACAACAGCGGCAACAATCGCACCCGGCACGAGAACCGGGTCCGGTCCCTCATGAACAGCCTTGGCCTCCAGTAAATTCTTGACTTAAATTAAGATGGCCCTGAACTATCTCATTCCATTTGCGGCTTATATCGTCATCGCCAGCCCCACGGCGTACAAAACCGTCCGCGGAATCGCCGGTGCGTGGGTTGCGAACGCAGAAGGCCTGCCAACTATTGCAGGCCTTGTGCTTCACGCCATCGTCTTTATCGCCATCGTGGGCTTTCTTATGAATCTTTTGATTTCGCAAAAGTCTAACTTCTACGGCCCTAAAAAGGCGGGTGAGTACTGCGATAACGGCAACGAGTGCTATCACACGTGCTACGGTGGTAAGTGTAACTAGAGAACTGTAGATCTCACCTTGAAGTTAGGGACACGTCGGTTGGCAACACTCGGGGTTACACTTGACCATGACGTCGTTACTCAGGTACGCACACATCTGAGTCGGCTTGTCGCTTGGCAGGGTGGCGTCAGGGTTTGGAAAGCATGTGCATCCAACAGAGCACTGCGCGCCTATCATGGTGCTAGTGGTGGGCATAAGGCTCGGGGTCATGGACTCGTTATACAGCACAATCAGTAAAGCAATTAAGAACAAAATTAGAGAAACGATAAAAATTATGAACGCTCCTCCATCCATTTAATTTGTAACAATATATTAAATGAGTAGTCTTCTTACCATATTGGTGTTTGCAGCTGTGGCGAGTCCCGCGGCGTACAGAACGACGCGCCAGCTCGGAAGCTGGGTCGCAGATGCCAACGGCGTCCCGACCATCCAGGGGCTTCTACTCCACGGTCTCGTGTTTGTGATCGTCATGGCTGTATTGGGCGCCCTATTCGGTAAGAGTTCCGGGTACCTGATGGAGGGCGGCATGAAGTTTGTGACCCGCGACGACCAGGATGATCAGAACACCAAACGCTATCAGCAGAACAGTTTTGTCTATTCAGTGACGGCCTAGGGAAACAGTCGCTGCGCGACTGGTCAGAATTCTTCGTCAAATCTAACCTCGTCACCCTCAGCCACAATGTGCTTTGAATAATCACCGACCCTTTTCTCAAAGAAATTGGTCTTCCCTTCCAACGAGACGTTCTCCATCCAGTCGAAAGGGTTCTTTGCGTTATAAATGGGAACTTCTCCGAATTGCACCATAAGTCGGTCAGCCACAAACTGAATATACTGCTTCATTTCACCCGAGTCCATACCGATGAGCTTGCACGGAAGAGCCTCCGTGATGAACTCGCTCTCAACTTCACATGCCCACTGAACAATCTTGTGAATATCCTTGGAAGGGCACTTTTCCCTCAGATGAGAGTAAAGCGTCACCGCAAACTCCTGATGAAGGCCCTCGTCTCTGCTTATGAGTTCATTAGAAAACGAAAGCCCCGGCATAAGACCACGCTTCTTCAACCAAAATATGGAACAAAAGGACCCACTGAAGAAGATGCCTTCGACGCATGCAAAGGCGACGAGACGTTGAGCGAACGATGCATCGGAAGCAATCCAAGTCTGGGCCCATTCAGCTTTACGTTTGACCGCCGGGACAGTATCGATCGCCTGAAAAAGTTTCACTTTTTCCGCGGGGTCTTTGACGAGCTTGTCAATCATGAGACTGTACGTCTCGGAGTGGATAGACTCGTTGAACCCCTGATACGCGTAAAATGCCCGGGCCTCTGCAATCTGGACATCCTTTGAGAAATTGAGATCAATATTTTCCATCACGATTCCGTCCGAGGCGGCAAAGAACGCCAGGACCATCTTGATGAAGTGCTGTTCATCTGAATTTAGTTTGTCCCAATCTTTCAAATCACCGGCCAAGTCAATCTCTTCAACGGTCCAAAAGGACCCGATGGCTTTCTTATACAGCGCCCATAGATCATTGTACCGTATAGGAAAGGTTGTGAAACGAGACAGACTTGGTGTGAGGATGGGGTCCACCATTGTTATTATAACCCTTTAGTTTTTTAAGAGGCTGGAGGAGCTGGACAAGTTACTGGAACCGTGTTGGCGACGATAACTATTATGATGAGAGTCATGCACATACCCAATAGGAAACCTGAGAACCCCGTCATAACATAAGGAAACAAAAATATATAAAGTATAATGGACTCGGAGCTCAGGCGCTTGGCTCTCAGAATCAAAATGCACAACGTTTCAGGAAATGTTGTTCACCACGCCGCCTTGCTCAAAAAACACCTTGACCACCAGGGTATAAAATCTGAAATGGTAAAGGGATTTTGCGTCATTCCGGAGACGAAAGAGGCCTGTGGGCACTATTGGATCCGAGAACTTAATTCAGGTCTTGATTTGGATGTGGGCTTTGAAGTTGCTAAACTCAGGAGCCCCGAGCTCCAAGCTCTACATCCTGTTCTTCTGGAGTCGATTCCCCCGGGGATGACCCGCTCTGATGAAAAGGAGACGATGATAAGGGAGGATAACGAGCGGCTATTTGAGCTTTATCAACGAGACCCCAAAGCTTTTTGGCGCGAGGCTCCGCGAGACGTGACAAGTTTCCGTACGACGAATTAACCTCGGCGTCTGTTGTGCTCTTACGCGGCGAGCCCGTCACCAGGTTCATGAAAGAGTACTTTTCTTTTCTGAGAATTGGCGTGAAGGCCAGCATATTATCAAGTGACTTTTCAATAGGGTTTCCTTGTTCAAGGGCCGTATTAAATTCAGAAAAACAGTCCGATAAAAACGCCTGACCATCCGTCACGCGATTTTGGGGTTCTATACTCAGCTCCTTTGAAACCTTCAGAGCGAGACGCTTCATGAGTATAGAGGCCCGAAGTGCATTCGTCATCTTTTCGTTAATCTTCATGTAGAGTTGCACTGATCCCAAGACTCCCGTCCCTGCTGACAGAACGGCGTTCAGCACGCTGACATATTCCTGTGCGATGAACGAGTTGAGAGCCACAGCCGTCAAGGCGTTGACTGCCGAGACTATTAGAATAGGTATGTTGAATTTTGACGCAAGTTTCATATAGTACACGTGGTCTTTACTATGATAATCATAGTATGTGTTGCATTGTTGTTCTACTTTTGCCAGGAAATCTTGTTCATCCGGATGCCAACGAGACTCTTCTGTCTTCGTCATAATTTAACGCACTAAAAAAACTTTGAGTCGTTTTCAAATTCCACAATGTCCCTGACTCGGGAAGGGAGGCGACCTTTGACACCCATGTAAACCATATTGAAAATAGGGTTAGAATTTGTAATCTTGATTTTCTCAAGGAGCCCCTTGTCAGGTCGGATGTCCATCATGAGCTTGAGGAGATGGATCGCAGTCTCTGAATTTAGTTTTGAAATTGGGACCCCCTTGAGGTTCAACTCTATGATCTCCTTGAGTCCATGCTTCTCCACATACTCATCAAGTTGGGCAACGACAGGCTTGATCTTCATTGAAAATTCAGCCGCCTCTAGGGGCGTCTTTGGCTGATTCTCAATGTACTTGCCCCCAAGGAACTCAATATGGAGATGCTTTCCCTTGGGATAAAACACAAGTAGATCTGTCATTTGCTGAAACGCTCCTTATTTTTTTATATACATAGAACAGATGATTGACCACGCATATTGCATCAATCTGGAAAGAAGCAAGGAAAGGAGGGCTTCAGCTCAGAAGCAGTTTGAAAGTCACAGCCTTGACGTGGAGATGTTCAACGCAACTGACGGTAAACTAGAAGCTCCTCAGAAACTTTTCATTACCAAATCTGAATGGGGGTGCGCCATGAGCCATGTTAGGGTATGGAGGGACATCGTTGAAAATGGATACGAAACCACTCTTATTTTTGAAGATGATGTTGTATTGACTCCCAATTTTGTTGGAAAATTAGATAAAATAATGTCCGAGCTTCCAGATGACTGGGACTTTGTTAATCTGGGAGCACCTGAATTATTTAGAATTAACATGTATGATCATTCTGAAAATTTAAAGGAGGGTATATCGGTGACGTTTCATGCATATCTTATCCGCTTGAAATGCGCAAAAAAGTGGTCTATGGTTGATCCTGTTCACCTTAAAATAGCTATAGATACATTTGCGTATAATTATCCTTCGTACAATCTTCATGCGAGTGAACCAATTGCAAGTCAGGAAAGTCCATTTAATACTACTATAGGTGTTTTAAGGACGCACGACTATACATTTTATATAAGAAACCTAGCCCCTCTTATCATTTTATTATTGATAGTAGGCTATATCGTATGGCGATTCCTCTTACACTAAAAAACGTGAAAAGAACAAGAATGAAAATCAATATTAAAAGAAGATTATTTTTGAGAGTCCTGTAAATTTTCACAGGAATTGAACCATATTGGGTCCATGACAAATCATATTTATGGTTGAGAATAGTGCGTCTAGTTATGTTTCCCCATGGCTCAAACACGTCAGAATCTACAATGTTCACATCTGGATCATCAATATATTTATTGAAAAATACGCTAAGCATGAGGGGGCCGGTTTTGAGTTGCGTATCAAACACGTCATCTTCGTTCCATGACTCATTTTTTATAAGAAATTTCACGAGATTGTGTATGATTGAATTTTCCTTTGAACAGCATAACGTTGCATTGTTTACAATGACGAGATCATGCGACAAACCAAATGAACTTAGTTTATTTTCTAATCTTGATAATGAATTTTTTCCTAATATCAAATCATACTTGGTCAGTCCTGGAATTTTGTCAAGGGGGCGCAAGCATTCAACATCACAGTCCACTGACACACCACCGTAATTGTGCAAAACTATATACCGGCCGAAATCAATTTTTTGAATCATTTTGTCAAACCCATCAAACTTGGTGAGGGCCTCTGGACTGAACTTTACACATTCAGACCTCAGAGACTCTTCGTCCCATTTCATGTGTTCCCAGTCTTTATTCATATTCTCAAGTTTTTCAACGTCACTCATATATCTCATCGGAAGTTCATCCCAACCCTGAAACCAAATTTGATGTGTTATCTTTGGAATCATATTCTAAAATAGGCGTGAAAATTAAAATAAAATTATACCGCATATTACTAGATGGATGATTTTACACTCGTAAAGGCAATGGCTGTAGTTGCATTTTACGGAGGTCTAAGAACAATACAGGTGGTGCACTCGGATTATGATCTATCTATGAAGGAAGAGCTCTTACTCCTGTTTCATGAACTAGTCACTATGTTCATGATCATGGGTATATTCTTTACTGACAGGACGTATATCATGTTCCATGCAATTATAACAGCCCTCGTGGGGATACAGTGGGTTGCGCTAGGTGGGAACTGTATACTAACTCTTATAAAACGTCAGACTATTCCATATACAGACGAAGACTTTGTTCGTATATATGGAACTGAAACTGGTAAGAAAATTTCATTTTTTTCAGTCGTAGGCTTGGGACTCGCTATTGATGCGTACAAGCTTTTATTAAGGAATTAACGTGATGAGGTTCCGCATGAATGGTGGGAGGAAGCCACGGACACCCTCCACAAGCGCATTGAAGAATTCACCCCCACCCGACAGCTGACATTTTTGAAGTAAAATACAGTTTTTGGTGTACTCGTAGACGTTCCATATGATGTGCATTGTAGTCATTGGCCTGATTTTCTTGACATTGATATCCTTCAAATCTGCCGAGCACACCTGCTTGAGACCGCGTGTGAGACACAGATCCTGAATTTTGTCAAGAACTGGATAAAGTTCCCGACAAAACTTGTCTGTATCTTCCACGCTTGGCTGGAGTTCAATAAACCGCCCGACGAGGATGTCCACGTAGAGAATCTTGGCATCCTCGTCAGCCTGGAAACGCAGCCAGGAACAATTCAGAGAATTGTTCCGAGGTTCCATCTACAAACTCCGGGGTTTATAAAAATACGACAATATCGCGAAAGCATTTGGGTATGGCGAAGCTTATGGGTCCATAGAGGGTCCTGAAGATGAAACCCGTATTTATAAACTGAATCTGTCTGAGGATATTGTCGTCGCGTGTGTACTCCACAACCTCCTTGACTATTTTAACAATAAGACGAAACCTGTCCAGAGACACAAAAGGGGTGTGAACGAGGTCCGCCTTGATGATCATTCCCGATGATTTTTCACGAATTTCCTCAATCATAGGTTTGATGACGTCTAGTGTCACGCCATCCGCTGGATAGTCTTTAACAACCAGAGTCACGTGAGCGACACCGTCAGAGTCCCATATACATTTCATAAAATCCATCTATTACTATGTATAGATTTTATGGAGTGTGAAAGGGTCGCAAACTCCGTTTGCTCCTTTGCATCAGATGGGATTTGAACCCATGCGGCTTTCGCCAGAGGATCTTAAGTCCTCCCCGTTAGACCTAGCTCCGGCACTGATGCGTAAAGTCACCCCCGGTGGGTATCGAACCCACATCAACGATTTAGAAGATCGCTATACTATCCATTATACTACGGGGGTTGTTCTAGCTGGGGCTCGAACCCAGGATCTTTGGTTCACCTTGTCGGGGCGAACAAGCTTCGCCCCTCCGACATAAGGCCAATGCGTTAACCAACTACGCTACTAGAACGCGGGGCATCTACCCCACTCTTTCAAGGACTTTTTTCTTTAACACTAGTAATGTCATATGAAGCCGTTCGGGCATTGGGCGTCGCGTGGGTTGGTGTCCTTTGCTTCGTCTTTGCGTTCTTCGTTTCCAGACTTGTTGACAATTTTACACCAAAATTGGAAGACACCAAACCAAAGTGGAGAATCTTCGCCGAGGTGTGTGTCCAGTTCGGAATCGTGGCGGTCATCGTCTTCGGTGCACGGGTTTTCATTAAGAAAGTGCCCTTCCCTCTCGAAGGCTGGTATGGATACGAGCACTCGGCTCTCGGTGAGCTACGCAGCTTACCCCTCATGGTCTTTATTTTCATGTTCTTCCAGGTGAGGACGCAGGAGAAGATGCGATTTCTTGCTGAAATCTGAAGCACTCCCACAGGTGCCGCGCCTGTTTCGGTGCCGATAAAGCAGAAAACTCGTCAATGCTGTACTCGTCCCCCATAGACCTGTTGCACTTGCTGCAGATGGGGCGCAAGTTGTTAATGTCAGTAGCTCCTCCTTTGCTTTCTGGAATATTGTGACCCACCTCAAATGAAAAGGGCGTTATGACGTTTTCACACCACGTCACAAGGCACTTGTGCTTGAAAAGCCGATCTCCACAAAACGTTAGCCAAACCTGTTCACGCAGCGCTCCTGGAATCTTCACCTTCATTCATAATTTTGGAAATCTTTTCCTTAAACTCTTGATTTTCACCCTTACCTGGAACCTCATTATGTCCTGATTTGAGAGCCTCAATCTCAAGACGGCTCAACGTGATGGCGCCGAGCCGAAAGTCCTCAAACGCTTCACACGTCAGAGGGGCCAGAGGGATGATCAGGTCGTACACCTTCCGCGCCAACTGACGGATCTCCCACTGTGCGTGGTCGTCTATGCGGAGTTGCAAAAAGTGAAGCAGGTTATGAAGGTTAATTTTCCAGTAAAATTCGGTAAAAGTATTCTGAGGCAAGTGCGCCCGGGCCAGTTCACGTGAGACCCCCTTCTTGATGAGCTCGTCATACGTGTGAAATGCGAGGTCACATGACGCCTTCTGCTTTAGCAGCAGCATCTCACCACCCTCGTACGGATCTTCACCACCCTGTCCACGAGTCGTAGCTTGCTGACGGAGCTCATCGGGTAAGTAGAACTCGTCCTGTACGATACTGTACCGGGCCGACAACTCGTTCACACTGGCCGTACGGTGGCGGAGCCACTGACGCGCCACGAAGATGGGCGCCTTGATATGAAACTTAAATTCAACCATTTCAAATGGTGTCGTATGCTTGTGACGCATGAGATAGCGGATCAGGGCCCGGTCATTGCTCACAGACTTTGTGCCTGCTCCGTAAGAGACCCGAGCCGCCTGGACGATTGCGGCATCACCCTCATTCACGCCACGGGGCATGGAATCCACGAGACGAACTGCCATTTATATTTTTACGTTGCGTTTTTTTAACTGGAGCTGGACAGTTAAAAAATTCGCTCCCGGCAGGGGTCGAACCTGCGACTTTGAGGTCTTCCGCCGTTACTATAAATAACAGCCTCACACTAACGATATAAATACTACCGGCTGAGTTACAGGAGCCTGATGAACCTTTTAACGACGTGCTCGGGTCGTTCTGACTTGGGTGATTCGAACACCCGATCTGTGGAGCTACAATCCATCGCGTTTAAGTGGAATTACCACTGCGCCAAAGTCAGAAGAACCTTTTAACGACTTGTTCAGGTCGAGGGAAACGAGTTCCCCTGTTCTTCCACTGAGGATCGATCTCAGGACCTCCCGCTCTTCGGGCGAGATGCTGCGCATCTCTAGCTACTAAACGGACGCACTACCACTGTGCCATGGAAGAAGGTTCCAGCGTGAATCGAACACGCATTAACAGAGTCAGAGTCTGCTGTACTAACCGTTATACTATGGAACCTTTGTTAATATTACATAGTAAACAAATTTCAGGAATTTAACGCAACCCGCGTTGAAAACTAACTCATAGTAAAAATCTTCCTAACTCCAATAAGCCGCGACCTGCACCCAGGGCACGTAGACTTGCAGCGTGTTGAACTCCAACACCGCTCGCAAATCACGTGCCCACATGGATCAAAACAAAGGTCAACGAGTCTGTCCATACACACAAAGCACGTGAATTTGCCGTACCTTTCAATGTTCGTGTCGTGGAGCACCTTCTTCATCGCATCAATTCTCCCCGCCGCCTCCCTGCATTGTTGAGTCAGGGCCGAGATGCCCTCTTCAGACTCGTGCTTGTCTATTATATCTTCAAGCTTATCCTTTAAGCTTTGAGAGCTCACGTTTTCAATCAACATTTTGAAAACACTCACCTCTTCCTTCTTTTCAGTGAGCTCGGCGTACTTTTGCCCATACTCTACACGAGCCTTGGCAAATTCATCCTTAAATTTAGCCAGCTCATCCTCAAAGTCCTTCCACTTGGGGTCGAGTTCACATGGCAATGCATCAATAGGCTCTGGAGGCTGTGAGACCAGTACACTTTCCAGGAGGCTCCTGGAATCAATGTATGCAAAATTCATCTACTGTTTTACGAGATAAATTGTGTATTTTTTAACCGCGGTCAAAAACAAAATCTCCCCATTTAGTAAATGCTGTCAGACTTTATGATCTTGATGATGGCCGTTATACTCTTACTGATAGGTCTCCAGGCGTTTATGGATCCAGCCCGCCGGGCCGTCGCATCTGAGGTGATCAAGGCGACACTCATGATGGTGGCTGGGTTCTTCTTCTTATATTACTGGTACGTCGGAGTCTCATACAACAAGACGGGCGGAGGTTACTGATTTCCAATTGGAAAAATTTGTACATCGCATCCACACTGTGAGAAACAATTAGACTATTAATTTCAAAACTAAATTCAGTATTATAATCAGCCATCAGTTTCAGTACAGTAATGGCATCTTCACATGTAAGGGAACGGTCACATAGTTCCTCAATGATGTGAACAGGTGTCTCAAAAGTCATGTCTCTAATTTCAATGAAAATTCGTTCAAGTCCTATGAGTCTGGCTTTGTCCAGGACCTCTTCAATGCTCGCGTCGGGATACTGGAGTTTCAGAGCCTTCATAAGTTCTGGCCCCTCCATTTATTTTATAGTAATATACTAAATGCCCGACTTTAACGTAGCTTTTCTCGTGCTGTTTGTTGCTATATTCGGGGCTCTGGGCGTCTCCAACTTTGTTGAGGCGACAAAGAATCAGGCCACACCGTACCAGCGCTATTTTGGACTTTTGTACATTCTCCTGGCGCTTGGGTTGGTTGTATATAAAATAAGCAATCCTTAGAATAGAAATGAAACATCTGGTCGGACACGTAGATGGTGTGTGGGTGTCAAAGACCATTCATCTTGAGAAAATCATGAAGCGAATCGCTGAAAGGTGTGGGTTTAACGTTGTTTCCCAGGCTTTTCATCAATTTGATCCCATGGGGACGACGGGTGTCCTTGTTTTGGCCGAGAGCCATTTCAGCGCACACACGTATCCGGAAAACAACAGAGTTTACATTGACGTATTTTGTTGCGCGACCGGGTTCAACCCTGAATACTGTGCGGACGTTATTGAGGAGGAGTTTGCAGCCTTGAAGGGGACGTGGCAGGTGGTGGCGCGTTAATTTAATTTTAAAATTCGTTTCGACTCCAGGGACCGGGAACGTCCTTGGGGCCGAAGCCCGTTTTTTTGGCGAGTGGCAAACCACTTTTAATAAATATATAGGAGGATTTAATTTGAGAACGCAAGGCCGCCCATGCCAGACTGGATGCGCAGGATGTTGTAGTTGATGGCGAACATCTTCTGCAGGCCGGTGGTGTAGTTGCCCTTCATGTTGATAGCCACCTGGGCGTTATCAATGCGGGAGAAGTTGCAGGTGCCGGTTGGCTGGTGCTCCTCTGGCTGCAGCGCGAAGGAGTACGCGTAGATGCCTGGGTATGGCACACCGGAGTGGTACTGGTATGGCTGGTACTGGTTGAAGTACTTGCCGGCCTGCTCCTTGAAGCGGTCCTGACCGTTCAGCACCAGCTTGAAGTTGTACAGGGGGCCAACCTCCACGCCGGTGGCGTTGGTCTGGCCAGACGAGCCCTCCTCAACCCACATGGCACTGGCGGTGGTGTTGGAGGTCAGGGTGGAGTTCGTGGCGGTCACGCACACGTTGCCGAACGACATGCGGGGCGCACCAACGGTGTGGGGCATGGAGCCCAGAGCCAGGTGGGGCGAGGTCGCGCAGGTGACCTGCACGTTCGCGCACGAGGTGGAGAAGTTCCACAGGGAGTTGTTGGCGGTGGCGGCCGTGTTGGTGTAGCACCAGATCAGCTCCTTCACTGGGTGGTTGAAGGACAGACGGATGGTCTGGGCAGAGGAGGCGGACAGGGGGGCACCGCCGGCAGTGGCGGTGATGCTGTCGCCACCGGTGTGCTGCACCTGCTCAATCAGGTACTCGTGGCCCTTCTGGGCGAAGCGGCGACGCTCCTCGGTGTCCAGGTACACGTAGTTGGCCCACACCTCGAACACTGGGCTGGAGGCGCCGAAGTAGCTGGTGAAGTAGTTGGTCAGGTCGAAGTCCAGGCGCACCTCGTGGTACTGCAGGGCGATCAGGGGCAGGTACAGGCCGGGGTTGCGGTTGAAGAAGAACAGCAGGGGCAGGTACACGCTGCTTGGGTTGGTGGTGTCGATGGTGGGGTTGGCAGCCGAGGTCATCTTGCCGTAGTTGATCTTCTCAGACTCCGACAGGAACAGCTCGGCGTACAGGCGCCACCAGGTCTGGTAGTGCTTGTCAATGCGCTGGCCACCGATGGTCAGCTCAATGTCCACAAGCGCACGCTCCGCCAGCCAGCACGTGTCTGGGGCACCAGTGTTGGTGGAGGTGGGCACCAGGGACTGGCCAGTTGGCGCCTGCAGGCGAACGTACATGTCACCGACCAGATCGCCGTTGCGGGCAATGGTCACGGACACGCGGCCACCGTTGGAGGGGGTGCCGTTCACCGTCTGCTGAATGTTCTCCATGGCGAAGTTGGTGTGACGCTTGTACACCGCCTGGAAGAAGGTCACCTTGGGCTGACCAGTCAGATACACATCCTGAGCACCGTAAGCAACGAGCTGCATAAGTCCACCGGCCATTTTGTACTATATCCAGAGAAAAAAATTTAGCTCAAAAATTAGTTGGCGAACGCGAGACCGCCGAGACCCGACTGTACGCGCAGGATGTTGTAGTTGACCGCGAACATACGCTGGTTCAAGCTCGGCATACCCGTCTTGAGGTTCACGGCCACTTGCGCCATGTCAATACGCGAGAAGTTGCACGTACCGCTGGGCTGGAGCTCCTCAGGCTTGAGGGCGAATGAGTAGACGTAAATTCCTGGGTATGGCGTCCCAGAGTGATACTGATACGTCTGGTACTGGTTGAAGTACTTGCCGTACTGGGGGACGAAACGATCCGTGCCGTTCAGAATCAGCTTGAACTGGTGGAGAGGACCCACCTCCACGCCAAACGTCAGATTAGAAGTCACCTGTGGCAGACCGGACTCAACCCAAAAGACGTTGCCTGAAGCCACGTTAGACTGGAAAGTGAAGAAAGTATCACCCGTAATGTTACTGTCCGTCACCACAATGTTTGATGTGGTGAGCAGAGGGGAGGAGAATGTGGATGGCACATACAGGAGTGGCGATCCGATGTGGGCTGGGGAGAAAGGGGCGCGGGAGCCCGCAATCTTGGCCGGGTCCACAGTCACGTTCACGTTGGACACACCGGACGAGAAGTTCCACATGGAATTGGGGTTGGTAGATGGCGCTGAAGTCTGGTAGCACCAGACGAGCTCCTTCACTGGGTGATTGTACTGCATACGGATCACACTGGGAGTGTTCTCGTTGGTGGAGCCGACTGGGTCGGCGTTGATGTACTGGACCTGCTCAATCAGATACTCGGAGGGCTTCTTGGCGAACTTCTCACGCTCGGTGGTGTCCAGGTACATGTAGTTGGCCCACACAGCGAACGGGTTCGTGCCAAAATAGCTGGCGTACTGGGGGCTGATTGTGAAGTCCAGGCGGACCTCGTGGTACTGCAGGGCTATCAGGGGCAGGTACAGGCCTGGGTTGCGGTTGAAGAAGAAGATCAGAGGCAGGTACACATAGCTCGTTGACGTTTGGTTGACGTTATTTGGCACTGGTGACGACGTGAGCTTTCCGTAATTCTGCTTCTTGGTGTCGTCCAGGAAAACCTCGGAGTACAGGCGGAACCACAGCTGGTAGTGCTTGTCAATAGACTGGCCACCGATAAAGAGTTCAACGGAGGTGAATGCACGCTCGGCCACCCAGCACATGTCGCTGACCACATTATCGGAGGTGAGCTGACCGGAGTCGGCGGTCGTGGGCTGTAGCACGACGAACATGTCACCGACGAGGTCTCCTGAGCGAGCCAGGGTCACGGACGCCAGGCCACCGGGGTTCACGGTACCAGCCACCGTCTGCTGGCTTGTTTCCATGGCGAAATTGGTGTGACGCTTGTAGGCGGTTTGGAAGAACGTCACCTTGGGATCTCCGGTCAGGTACACGTCTTGGGCACCGTATGCGACAAGTTGCATCAGAGCGCCGGCAGGCATTTTAATATACAGTGCGAAAATATTCACGCCAAGAAAGTATCACGAGATAGTACAATGTCTCGTGCCCGTATGCCAATGCCACCCCCTATGGAGGAGCCCGAGGAGGAACTTGATGAGATGGACGAGGAGGATGATGAGATGGAGGGCATGGATATGTTTGAGGCTCTGGGTAACCTACTTGCGACCGAGGACGGTGAGACGATTGCTGAAATCGGCAAGCGCCACGCTGATGCAGCTGAGAAGATTGCTTTGAATCTTGAAATGCAGAACAAAATTCTGGTGAAAATCCTGAGCGCCGTATCCAAACTCGCGCCAGCACCAGTCGAGACTGGAGTGCTCGCTCCCGCTTAAAAAAGTCTCGCGCAGTTTTAGTAATGGCAACCAAGGGGACCACACAAAAAAAGGCCCAACCACACGCCGATGGAAGTGCGTATCAGAAGGAAATCAATTCGTGGACACCCGAGGACCTAAACTCAAAGTTGGACGATTGTGAAAAGAATCTACACCTTGATTTGCAAAAAGAAGACAAGCGTCAGGAAATCTACAATTTGCTCGCCACCAAGTGGCTTCCAGCGAGTTCCAAGCGGGACGATTATGGACTTCCTATTGACATTGACAAGGATGACTTTGAACGTATGCTTGTGAATAAGCGTCGGACTATTGATATTTGCGGATTTATGCTCGCACGCGCCGAGCTCCTTGAGATATCTCATACGGAAACAGAGGACATTAATGGTAATAAGATGTCGTTTGAGCGCCGAATCAAGCGCTTCAAGGAATCTTACAAAAAGATTGTAAACAAGTTTATTGAAAACGATGCCGAGTTCAAGTTTCACAACTCCCCCCTCGCCGAGAGTCCTGACGTGGACTTTGACATTGGCGAGGCTGCGAGCTCCTACCAGAGTCTTTTGATCCATCTCCTGCGTCAGGCGTACAAGCAGGGGTTTCGTCGGTACCGTGATCAGTGTTGCAAGGAGATTTACAACACGCGTGCGTGGAGACAGATCAAGGAAATCAAGGATTTTGTCTACGACGAGACTCAAAAGGAGGATAACGTTGAAATGTGGATGAATCTCACGAATCGCGGAAACATGGCGCATGACGTCATCCGTCATCTATCAAACTGTAAGGATATCCAGTTTCAGGAAATCAAAAAGGATCGTCACGTCTGGTCGTTCCAGAACGGCCTGTTGGATTCCCGGCCGATAGACGAGAACCGGGACCCCATGACCGGAGCTTTTGGTTTCAAATTTTACGAGTATACGACCAAGGAATTTCACGAGCTTGATCCGTTGCTCGTGAGCTGCAAGTACTTTGACTTGCCGTTTGACCCGTATCACAACCTCACCGACTGGTATCACATTCCAACGCCTCATATGCAGAAGGTTATGGACTATCAGCGGTTTGATGAGGACGTGTGCCGGTGGCTCTACGTTTTCATGGGGCGGCTGTGCTTTGACGTGAACGAACTGGATGGCTGGCAGATTATTCCATTTCTGAAAGGAATTGCTCAATCTGGAAAGTCCACACTCATCACAAAGGTGGCTCGCAAGTTTTACGAGTGTGAGGACGTTGCGACGCTCTCAAACAATATTGAAAAGAAGTTTGGACTTCAGAGTATTTACAAGGGTTTCATGTTCATTAGTCCAGAGATCAAGGGTGACCTGTCGCTTGAGCAGGCGGAGTTTCAGTCTCTAGTGTCCGGTGAGGATCTTTCAGTTGCGCGCAAAAACGAGACGGCGCTTAGCGTGCAGTGGAAGACGCCCGGAATCCTGGGTGGAAATGAGGTGCCCAACTGGAAGGATAACTCTGGGTCCATCCTCCGCCGCCTCGCGACTCTGAACTTTGGTCGGCAAATCGCAGCTGACGTGGCTGACCCTCATTTGGACGCCAAGTTGGAGACTGAGATGCCCGCAATTTTGTGCAAGTGTCTGCGGGCCTATCTTGACTACTCACACAAGTACGCTTCAAAGGATATCTGGAACGTCCTCCCCAAGTATTTTGTCCAAGTACGGAACCAGGTGGCGACCGTTACAAACTCTCTGCAACACTTCCTGTGCTCCGAGAAGCTTCGGTTCGGCACGGACCTGTTTGTCCCTCAACGCGAGTTCATCGCACGTTTCAATCAGCACTGCAAGGAGAACAACCTGGGCAGCTTCAAGTTCAACCAGGACTTTTACGCTGGGCCGTTCAGTGCACGCGATCTGGAAGTGCGTGTGGATTCAAAGATTTACAATGGGAACGCGTACTCCACCCAGCCTTTCATTTTCGGTCTAGACTTTTTGTCTGTGGAATAAAATATAGGAAAATAGTAATGGACCCGCTCGCCGAGCAGGAGCGTATGCAGCACGCTCGGATCGTCAAGTTTCAAAAACTATGGCGATCCAAGCGCGTTTTTTCAAACAGCCAAGGAAGCTGGAAGGTTTCACCCTCCATCCTTACCGCCAAAATAGTTACATTTAAATTGCCGACCAATTTTCTTTCAGTATTTCAATCGGCTCCCAAGGGTTTCTCTGAGATTATGGGATATAAGACCACCTTCAAGAAACCTGTAGTCCGGTGGGACAACGGGCGGTGGATAGGTGACGCTGATGGAGTCGCCAAGATTGTGGCCAAAAAAGGTCAGCAAACAATCGTCTTTACTGAGAATTACTTTGACGTCATGGGTCTCGGCAATTACGAAGAGGCTCTCTTGGCGATAGTTAAGAACGGCTGGGCCCCAAAGTTGCTGCTTGGTGCTCCTCCAACCTATAAAAAGATTGATGGAATTTTCTACGTGAATAAACCATTTGCTCTTGAAGATTTAAAAGACGAGCTTGCAAAGCTCCCGGCCACCATGCGCGAGTCTGTGCGATACACGCCCGAAGCGAGTGTACCCGCAGTTGTGCTCAAGCTCAAAAACCCCAAATGGACCTATCAATTCTTCAAGAATGGCACCGTTCTTTTCACGGGCATCAAGGATCCGTCCGAACGTGAGGCCCCTAAGCAACTCTTCAAAGAATTCTTCACAAAATACGATGTGGTTCCATTTTTAGCGTTCAATATGGGGACATCCCCAGCCATAAAGAAACCCGCCAAGGGTGGAAACTCCAATGCCAAAAAAGCCAAGTTGGCGAATCGTTATCCGCTCGCTAGCTCTTGGAACGCCAAGCCCCCTCACGGCTTTTACGTGCGCCCGGGCACCAACGGCAAGCCCCGTCTTTACAAGTGGCGCAAGATGGAGAAGGAGCTTCAGTCGGGTGAGACGGTGAATCGTGGACCTATGGGCCTCTCTAAAAAGAACGCCGTCATGGTCGCGAAATCCTACGCCAATGCAGGTGTGAACGTTCCGGCGCACACGCGCAAGATTTTCAGAAACCTGGGCATCCCTATAGAAGAGGCGCCGGAGCGTCAGGCGACTCCCGCCGCCCCAAAGAACCGGCGCGCGCCGAGCTGGAACGCGACCAAAGAGGGCTACTATGTTCGTCCAGGCCCGGGTAAGCAGCCCTATTGGTTCGCAATTCCGGCCGGTTTGGCATCTGGCCGCAAGACTGTGATAAAGACATATACGGACGCGGGACGCAACATACCTGCGGCAGTCAGAGCCATATTCAAAATTCCCGCCAACGTCAAGACGAACGTTGTGACGTTCGGAAACGAGGCGTTCAAACCAGGCCTGCAGCACTTGGTCACCATGGGACTGAACAAGATCCTGCGCATCAACAATCGCCAAGCGACCCGTCTGACCAAGGCGGAGCTTTTGGGTGTTGCGCGAAACATGGGCATCGCAGAGGCGAACACCAAGATGACGCCAACAAACCTCGTAGGCCTCATTCAGAACAAGGCGGGCGTTTACAAACCTATACGGAATGCCAATCTGGTCGTCAACGGCATGTACTATCGCCTCCTGAATAATGGCCGCGTGGAAAAGACTACGAGCCAGGGTATCCAGACCAGACGTGCATGGGCAACTCTACCCGCTGATGAGCAAAACAAGATCGCCAAGGCTCTCTTGCCCTCTAATTTACATAGTGAATTCAACGCGACTACCAAGGCTAACAAGTTCAATACTCTCAGGGCCTATGTAGCAGGTAAGAAGACGTCCGTAGCCAAGGCACCAAGCCCGCCAAGAAAGCCGACGCCGAGCCCATCATCTGCCGGTTCAAACAACAATATGGAGGCTCTGGAGTTTGAGTACGCTGCACGACTTGGCTCAAACCTCGGGAACATGTCGCGCACCGGCAACGAGGGTCTCTTTATGAAGATCTATGGCAAACTGCCAGTTGGCGCACGAGGAAAGCCCCTCAAGGCGAATATCAACCGGGCATACAAGAAATTTGTGAAGGAGACGACAGCCAACCGCTCCAATGAGGCGCCCAAGGCGCGTTACACAGGGAGAATTCAGGTTCCAAATTGGATGCCAGCCAACAAGGTCCAAGCCTATAAAAACTTGGTGACTCGCCTAGCATTTCAGAAACCCAAACCTTCTCAGAAGAACATGAAGGCGGCGATCAGAGGCTGGATAAACAGGGAGGTGCCCATGAGCCCGGCTCGTGCCGCTCGCGAGGTGGAGAACGCCATCACGGGTGAGAAGCGCGTCATCCCTGCTTACGTGCCCAAGCCTCGCAAGACGCCTAATATCCCCAAGAGAACGCCTCCGCCCAAAAAGAGCCCCAAGCCCAAAAAGTACAACGCGTCAAAGAGCCCCCGGCTCCAGAAGGAGTACGCCCTTCCCACGAATCGCGCATCAATAAAGAATCTAAATAACGCCATCGCGAACATGGGTCTGCCCACAGGAGCCAAAAACACGTACACGTGGTCGGGGTTGGCGCGCGCGGGTCTCAACGCCAAGTTCCGTAACAATTGGCTCAAGTATGTTGCGGTTAATTAGATGCACTTCAACAAGTCAAACACTTTGTACAGCATATTGAACAGTTCATTTTTGTTTTGAATTTGAGAGGGGTCAACAATTTCCATTTCAATTTGATAAGTGGTGTCATCGTCAGAGTCCTTGTCATCAGGGGTGCCCTTGACGATGGTCATATCAATCACAAGATTCTTCCGTACGAAAGACCAACGCTCCTTGGTCTTCTGCTCGGTACTCGTCTCTTCTCCATCGTATTCAAAAGGCACCTCTGTACTCACACCCAGCCGCACGTCAAGGGGCTGGTCCTGGAGCTCCACATCATCAACCTTGACACGAGTCTTGACCTGGCCCACCTGCTCGTCGGTGTCCTCGTTGACAGTGAGGCGCTTGTCACCTGAAAAGTAGTACACGGTGGAATTGGAATGGTTTTTGGACTCCCATCCGTCGTACTTTTCAAGGGCCTGCAGAGCCTTTTCAAAACTGTGCCGGCCAACATTCGTATCAAACTTGTTGCCCGACTTGCGACCGAAACGGATTTCAATCTCAATATTAGGCTTGGACTTGTGGTTCTCAATGATGGACTCCCACTTATCAAAGAGAGGCTTCGCCATCGGATTGGATCCGGGTGCGATATTCATTTATAGAACAAAAGCGCGTATCCTCTAAGAGGATGCGAGGTCTTTGGAACCTCGGAAACACGTGTTATTTCAATACTGCTGTACAGTGCCTTGCCCACGTCCCTCCGCTCACAAAACACTTTTTTGATCACGAGTACGAGGGCCCTTGTGACGTCACTAGAGAATATCAAAAAATAGTGAAACAGTTATTTGTTAAAGGAAAGACTGACCCCGTGAGCCCGAGTGACCTCATAGGGGCTTTTAGGATCAGATTCCCTGATTTCGCCGATGGACAGCAACACGACGCCCAGGAGGTTATTCTGCACCTCATTGACCTGTTTGAGCAGTCAATTGGTAAAGAATTCGTCATGGACCTGTTTAACGGAACCGAGGCGCAAGAAACCATGTGGGAGGATGGAATGTCCACCATCCGCACACCTTTCACGACCCTGCTGTTGGACGTGTCTGAACCGTGCCGGCTGCAAGACCTCTTGGAAGATCGTATTGAACCTATTCCTATTGAAAATTACAAAGACGAACGGGGAAAGACATATGAGGCTGCAATGGTGCGCAATCGTATAGAGAAATGGCCAAAGTTTATAAGCTTTTCATTTTCAATGTACGATTACAAATTTCCTATTGAAATTCCTCTTGATTTTGAGGGACGTAAACTATTTGCATGCGTGCTGCATCAGGGACACAAGAACGGGGGACACTATGCTTTGCTTGTGAAAAGGTTTGATAAATGGTATATCAAGGATGACGAAAGTGTGCGCGAGGTCCCTCAAATACAAAGTCTCCGAGGCGAGTTTTACCTCGCGTTTTACAGGCCGACGAACTCGTTGAACTCCGCGAGTTGAATGTTTTCCCGTATGTTGATTATTGTTCTGAAATATGTGCGCCTATTGTTGGCGTGGGTCTTGTCGCTCCGGATCTTTTCCACGACCCACCCCAAGTCGCCGTACCCACACTCCACTATGGCGCCTTCAGGCAGGTCTGTTCTGTGCCGTATATGCAACTCGGCCTCCTTGAACGGCACCCCACGGTCCTGTACAAAAAGTTCACGTCCATTTTTCAACTGAAAATCAATGGTGATGCGCTCCCTAGGTTTCCACTTGAACATAGTCTCGTGAGTCCCCATACGTATAGGCTCTTCCACGGGGGTGAAAACCAAACCATCAGTCTCATAGTCAAACGAATTTAGATCCGGAAAT